ACGCTTATTAATTTTTTTAATACATTATTACAAGTTTTTAACTCGGAATTATATAAACAATAAACATGAAAACCTTTTTTTGTTTTAACAGTAAAATAACTTTCAAAGTCGGACACATTTTTACAGAATGTTTTATAGGAGTTTAAACTATCAAAATCTAAAACTGTTATTCCACTAATTTTTCCAGTTAGCACAGCATAAGATTTAGTATGTAATGCGTAAGCATTATATTCATCTATCCACGAAGAAACATTTAAACTTATATCATTTGTATTATTATCATAATTAGCTTGTTCTACAACTTTTTTTAAAACTTCCTTAGGAAAAGTTACTATTTTAACTTCTCTATGATTTCTAATTTCTCTTGTGATGTCGCAACCAATAAAATAAAACTTATCTTTAAACATTTCTATAAAACTCATTATAAAATATAACTATAAAAATTAAAGTAAGGGGGAAATACCCCCCTTACACTTATCAATAACCGATACTATATAGTTTAATTCATTGGGAGAATACTCGCAATGATTCAAGATGTCTTCAATATGCCAATCAACAGCACATTTTTCTTTAAGTTTGGCGAGAGAACTTTCTTGAAGTTGAATGTTATAGATGGAATCCTTTCTCCCAGAAAATAAATAAATAGGGGGTGTTTGGATGGGTTCAATAGGAATAATCGTATTTAAAAAGATAGTATGAATCCCAAGAATTGCCCCTAAAGGTTCTTTATAATGTAGTCCAACATTGAAAGCAATTGTCCCGCCTTGGCTTATTCCAGCGACGATTATATTTTGCGCCATGATGCTCTTTCTCTCGTGGTCAATAATTTTATAAATCCGCCGGGTTTGTTCTTTAAAATGGGTTTCATTTATGTCGTCGTGTTCTAATAGTCCATTTTTTTGCGTATAATAATCATACCATGAACTGATATTAGGCAGCGGTTTCTCTGACCAAGAAATACTACGCAATGGTGCGGTTGGTAATATTACTTTCATATTTTTATTATGGGTTTGAATCGCGATTTTTAAAGGAATCAAATCTTTATAGGTCTGAAACATTCCGTGGAGTATAATGATTGTATACAAATGCTTTTCAATAGAGTTAAATATCATTCTTTATTACTATACTAGTATAATAGTATAATAGTATTATAGTATTTGTATTCTATTTATACTTTTTTCTTTTTTTTTGTTCTTTTTTTTGTTCTTTTTATAATTTTTTGTCCATCGTTTTTTATACTTTGTGTTTGTGTTTCTTGTGTTTCTTGTGTTTCTTGTGTTTCTTGTTTTTGTTTTCTTATAATATCCTTCTCCTAAATTTTTACTTGTATAACTACTTGTTCTAGTATTGATTATTGGTTCCATTTGTTCGCATATTGTTCTATCTATTTCGCCATCTACAATAGCTTGTATAAACTTTTTCACGCTTCCGTTTGATAGTTTCATAATACCATCATTGGGGTCTTTAAAATAATATAATAACTCGGGAAGTACTACTAATTTATATATTTTAGTGATTTCAGGTGGTTTAGTGATTTCAGGTGGTTTAGTGATTTCATGTGGTTTAGTGAATTTCTGTATTATGTGCTCTATTGAAATACCATGTTCTTCTAATATTGTAATTAGTATTCTTGTAATAAAATTTAAATACTCATCATTATTTATATAGTTACAAATTGTATACATTATATGCCTTAAGAATTCAAAATGTTGTAGCGTTTCATCATGATCAAAAGGATCAAAAAAAATTTTTTTAATAAAAGTCTTTCTAATAAACTTATGTAATTGTGGATTTGTAACCCAGTTGTCTTTAGTCGTTGATTTGTCTTTTTTATAGTATTCATATAATTCATTTATTATATCATCTTGCCATGTCATTTTAAAGTATACTACTACAATACTACAATATTAAAATATAAAAATGTGGTAAAGAATAGTATAAGAAAAAAGAAGATATAAATAGTTATAGATCTCTGTATATATGAAAATAGTCAGTATTGATGTAGGTATTAAAAATTTAGCACTTTGTATTATTGAATCGATTGAAACAATTGACAACATTGAACCGACGTTTAAAATTATTTATTGGAATTGTATTAATCTAACCGAAAGTAAAAAAATTTGTACTTGTTATACTTTAACAAAAAAAACAAACAAACTATGTACAAATCCTGCTTTTTTTTTTAAAGAGGACAATTTTTTTTGTAAAACTCATGCTAAAAAATCAAGTTATTTATTGCCTGAAAGCATACCAAAGTATAAATCACTTAAAGTAGAAGACTTGGAGCATTTATGTGACCAATATATGATTAACCATGACAATTTAACTAAGACTTCATTACTTAATACGATTGAAAGCTATATAGAAAAGAATGGGTTGTTTACAATACCACGCACAAATTGTAATACAATTAATTTGATAGAAATAGGAAAATCCATAAAGTATCATTTAGAAACGTTAGAAACTTCTATGAATTTATTTTCTAATGTTGATTTTGTGTTAATTGAAAATCAGATCGGGCCAATCGCGAATCGAATGAATAGTATTCAAGGAATGTTAACACAATATTTTATAATGAAAAATATTAATTCTATTAAGTATGTATCTGCTTCGAACAAATTAAAAAATTGGATTGATAAACAAACAAGTTATAGTGAGAGAAAAAAGAAAAGTATAGAAATTACTCGCACACTACTTTTAAAAAATAAGATTGACCAACCCTTCGTTGACTTTTTTGATCATCATACCAAAAAAGACGATTTAGCAGATTCATTATTACAAGCTGTATGGTTTCTAACAGACGGAATAAAAGAATTAACATAAAAGAATTAACATAAAAGAATTAATGAAATAACTAATATTAATTTCGTAAGACTTAAAATTATATGTTCTTAATTAAGTATAATGAGTTCTTTAGAACCGGTGGTTATAGAATTAGAAGAATCTAAAAATGAAATTTCATTATCAAATGGCGGCGCTCAATCCTCCACTAATTTTGGAGGAGGCATTGAACTTTTGATGAATGAAAAAAAACGTGGTGGTTCAAGTAATAAAATGCTTGGAGACTTAAGTGAACTTGAAAATGAATTAAATGAATTATCTAGCACAATTCATGAAACAAAAACAGAAAATACAAGAGATAATATTTTCAATCGAGCAATCAATCTTAATTTTAATAATGAGAGATCAAATGAAAAAGAAGATATGAATGACCGCCCAATTAATATTTCAGAGGAAAGCAATTTAGGAAAACAAACCATTGGTAACATTAATACAAATACAAAAACGTGGGATGGATATGGCAAAGTGAATGCGATTCCAAGCGAGAATGAGGAGGCGTCCATGACAAAAGAAGAATTGGTGAGAGAAAAATTTAAATTTTTACGACGATTAGAAGAATTAGAACGAAAAGGAGCGACCTTAACAAAAAAATATACGATGGAGTCGCCGTTACAAGAGCTTCAAGGGGAGTATGAGATGATTATTGCTGAGAAAGAAAAAAGCAATAGTGTTAAATTTCAAGGAAAAATGTTGATGGCATTTGTTACAGGAATTGAATTTTTAAACAACAAATTTGATCCTTTTGATATTAAGATTGATGGTTGGGGCGAACAAGTGAATGAAAATATTAATGATTATGATGAAATCTTTGCAGAATTACACGAAAAATACAAATCCAAAGCAAGATTGGCGCCCGAACTCAAATTGTTATTTCAATTAGGCGGTTCCGCAATCATGGTTCATATGACAAACACAATGTTTAAGTCTGCTTTACCCGGAATGGATGATATTATGAAGCAAAATCCAGAGCTTATGAGACAATTTTCGCAAGCAGCAGTAAATTCAATGGGCGAATCCAATCCGGGCTTTGGAAACTTTATGAATAATTTTATACCCGGAAATAATGTTCCAAATCCTCCAAACATTGGAAGTCCTCCGCCACCCATGGAAACACAAAGCATGAAAAGCGAACGTTATGCCGTTCCAAAAAATCGGCCTGATTTAATGTCTTCAAAAAAGCAAAATGGAATTAGTATTGAAGAGAGATTTGCTCCGCTCGATACGTCTGATAGTATTAGAACTCCAGCACCACAAAGACGCACTGAGATGAAAGGTCCTCGCGATATTAACGATTTGCTTTCTGGATTAAAAAGTAAGCCAGTATTGATCCCCGACTTTAGAGAAGAACGGGACCCGAGCACAGTGAGCATTTCTGAATTAAAAGAAATGAGCAATCAAAAACAACCAAAATCGAATCGAAAACAATCCAATACTCCAAAGAATACGATTAGTTTAGACTTGTAAACACTTTTAAAAAAATTGAAACATAGTAATCTATTAAATTAATACTAATATAAGTACAACTACACTATTAGTATTAATGACAACGACCACGACACAACGAATGAACTATATTTTGTTAGACACTAGTTATTTTATATTTTATCGATATTATGCTTTAATAACATGGTGGAAAGTGGCAAAACCAGAGCTTCCATTAGGAAATCCAATTTTAAATGAAGAATTTGTTACAAAATTCAAAAAAACATGCATTGATAAGATCAAAGAACTTCCAAAAAAACTAAAGCTTAAACACTTTAAACTGATTGCTTCGTTAGATTGTTCTAGGAGTGACATTTGGAGAAATACAATTTACAATGAATATAAAGAAACCCGTATTTATACAAACGAGTTTTTGGGCGGGCCGTTCTTTCAGATGGGGATAAACATAATTAAAGAAATGAATATTCCAACCTTTTATCATGCAAAACTGGAGGCTGATGATATTAATGCATTACTTTGTAAACATTTATTACTTAAGGATTCCAATTGTATGATTTATATTATTGCGAGCGATATGGATTATTTACAATTAGTATCAGAGAAGGTCAAAATTATTACGCTTCAATATAAAGATATTACTACAAGCAAACATTGTTCAGGAAATGCCGACTTTGATTTATTTCATAAAATAATTGTTGGAGATAAAAGTGATAATATTCGTCCAGTGTTTAAGCGTTGCTCTCATTCATTGATTGTAAATTATTATAACAATCGAAGTTTATTCGAAGAAGACTTAAAAGTTCAAGGGTGCGAAGAGCATTACAAACGAAACAAAGCATTGATTGATTTTAATGAAATTCCGCAAGACTTAGTCTTAGAATTTATGGCTGGTGTAAGCCTCTAATTATCTAATTATCTAACGTCTTCGTATTCCATTTTTAATGGAAAGGTTTAATTTTTGTTTCAGTTTGTTTTTTGAAATTGTTTTTCTCCCTCCTACTCGTATTTCTTGTGCGACAACACCTTGTGCGACACCTTGTGATGGTCTTACGGGTGCTCCTTGTATGATTGTTGGTGCTTTTGTGAATAGCTTAAGTTCTTCTTGTGTTTTATTTCGTAATGCTTCTAATCGTCTAGGTAATGTTAGTTTAATGATTGCTTTTACTTCTTTAGGTAGTTGTTCTGGATTTGTAATTTTTCTTAAATGTGCGGCTGCTTTTTTTGCGTCTTCGGCTGCTTTTTTAGCGGCTTCGGCTGCTTTTTTAGCGGCTTCTGCTTTGGCTGCGTCGTCTTGTCTCTGTTCTTCTGCTGCTGGTGTATAGTTTTGGTCGTAGACGCATCGTATATAAGATTCGCACATCTTACACCAAAGCTTTTCTTTCATACCAAGATTCGATGTAGTACAAATTGTTTCGCATTGCTCTGTAATCTTATTTTCTAGCTCTTCTGTTGGTTGACATTTATTTACATAGTTTGTAATTTGTTGTTGTAAATTTTTTTGAAATTTTTTTATATCCTCAAAAGAAGGCGTACTTGAAAGAAGTGTTTTGAATTTATCAAATGCTTTTAAATTATCAGGAGTAATTGTAATCGAAATTACTATTTCTTTTTTTCGTTTTGTTTCTTTTTCTTTTTTTAAAAAATAAAATCTAAGCATTTTAATGATATCTTCTTCGATAGTGTCATCGGAAATTATAATTTCTCTTAGAATTGAGTTAGTTTTTTTGAACTCATCAATTCCTTTCCATATTTTTTTTATAAAATAATCAGTACCCATACTATTTTCATAAGATTTTTCTATTGCCACTAAATCTCTTTTTAATATTTCAACTTTTTTGGCAAGATCATTTACTTGCTGTGTTTTTTTGTTAAAATCTATTTTATTTGCTTCTTGTTGTTTGAGATCCTTTGATTTTGTTTCTAATTTTTTTTGTGCATCTTCTAATTTTTCTTGTGCTTCTTCTAATTTTTCTTGTGCTTCTTCTAATTTTTTTTGAGCTTCTTCTACTTTTGTTATTTTAATTTCTCTAAATTGTTCATTTAATCTTTCCTTGTTGTATTTTGGCAATGTATAAAATTCATGTAAAATTATATTTTCATAAACTTCCTTTGTTACAATTTCATGATAAACATTTTCGCTAATAGAAAGACCAATTAAATCTTCGTTTTTATTTTTTTTATTACTTAAAAAAAGATCATACAAAATTTCTTTGGTTATTTTTTTTAACGCCTCTTTACTTAGTTCATTTTGTTTTAGTTCTAATGTTATATTTTTATCAATAATTAACCTCTCTGGCGTAGCTGTATTATATTCTTTGATAAATGTATTAAGTCTTAATTTTAATGTTTTTAAATCCTGCTCCTTCTCTTCATTATAAGTTATAAAATGTAATCCGGGCTTTTCTTTTTTCTCATTGTATAATTCCTCTTCCTCATACTCTTTTGGTTCCTCTTCTTGATCTGCTGCTGCTGCTGCATTAGCTGCTGCATTAGCTGCTGCATTAGCTGCTGCATCTTGTGCTTGTTTTTCTGTATGTGTATCTAAATATATAAACGTCCCATGTTTAGTCAATAGTACTTTGATTAGAAATAAATATATATTTTCTATAAATATTTTATACGCATATTTACGCTTAATCAAGTCTATGTTTTCTTCTTTGGCTTTTATATCTCCCGGTAGTTCTTTAATCTTTGCTATAATATCATCACGCTGTGTTGATTCTTGAACTACTTTTTTATCGGGATATTTTACTTTATATTCATTAATAAATTGTTCTACTAATGATTTAGTAGTTATAAATTTAATATAGGTTTGTGGGGTTAAACTTTCTTTCATTGTATTTGTTATAAACGTATTAAGGTCTGGTATAAAAAATTCATTGATGGCGGTAGTGGAAGAATTTTTTAGAAAGGTTTGTTTAAAGATATTTATATTAAATGGCATATAATATTTAGTATCGGGTTGTTGTAAGGGTGCGCCTTTCTTCTTAACATAAAAAGTATCCTTTGGATTTGTTGTAAAAACAAGTTTATTTAATTTTGTATTCTCTGTATTATTCTTATCTGTTATACTAAATGTGAAAGTACCATAGTCTTGATCGCTCGATTTATTCATTTATTTCTTATTATACTATAGGATTATATATTTATAGCTATGAACTAGAAACATTAGAAAACTTAGAAAACTTAGAAGAATCAGAACCATTAGAAAAATCGGTATTTTTTTCTTTGTATAAAAATGTTTTGGCATTTTTAATTTCATCCTCTGTTATATGACCATCCTCTTTACTACGATTCATTTCATCATATACATATTTATATTTTTCAGGAATAATACAAAATGGACAATTTTCATTAAATAAAGTTCCTGATAATATTATAAAAGTTGCCGTTAAAAACAATGAAAGTAATAAATCTCTTGTTCCAGTAAATACGATTAAAAAGATAATAAGTTCACGCGTAATTGTATTTTTTATAAAGGCTTCTTGTGTTTTACTAAAATTTAATACAAGATATTTAGAAAAATAATTTAATATTATTAATCCAAGTCCCGCAAATAATTTACTTTCATTAATTTGCTGAATATAATGTTTTGGAAAATTGGAAAAGAAATTTTTTTTTTTCATATATATAATTAATGTAGATTTTAAAATATTTATTCTCTCTTTTAATTAGTATGAGTTCTTTAGTAATTAATGCCGCAACATTAGATGATGATTATAATAATGGCACTACTAATAATTATAGCAACAATGGCAACAATGGCAACAATGGCAACAATGGTTCTTGTCGAAAAAATCAAACTTATAAAAATAAAACTGCTCAAAAAATAGATAAAACAATGTTACACCAATTGTATACGTCGTCTAACAATAATGAATCCGAGGAAACGATGGGTGATTTTGTTCCTGTTCAAAAACAAATGCAAACAGCAAATCTTCAACAAGGTATTTTAAATAGTAGTACAACTAGTAGTAGTCATAGTAAAAAAAAAGAACCATCAGAAGAGGATGATGATGTTGTAGATAAAATAAACACCGACGCAACGTATGAAAACGAATTATACAAACAATACATTCATAATTATAATCAATCCTTTGCAAAAGATTTATATTCATCAACTCCATCAACTCTATCAACTCCATTAACTCCATCAAATCTATCGTCTTATCCAAATACAAATAATGATCTCTTGAAACGTTTAGATAAAATTTTATATCTTTTAGAAGAAGAAAAAAATGACCAATCCCATTTAATCACGGAAGAGCTTATTTTGTACGTGTTTTTAGGTGTATTTATTATCTATGTATTAGACTCCTTTGTAAGAGCAGGGAAATATGTTCGCTAAAGAATGACTTAAAAGAATGACTAAAAAGAATGACTAAAAAGAATGACTAAAAAGAATTTTATAGTAGAACGAGTGTTTTATGCGATTCTATCCCAGTAGAGATATAATTATATAAATAATAAGCATCATTTGATATACTTAAAGGATGGAATGAATGAGTTAATAAATATTGAATTAGAATTGTATTATAACTAAGAGCATCTATTGTAAGATAACATTTTTTATTTACAACAATTAAAAACCCATTAATAAATTCAGTGTCAAGGCAATTTTTTATAGAGGCTACTAACTCGAATGATCGAATGTATTTGTCCTCTTTTTTATATAATTCTTTAACCTTAAAAATTATATAATTTTCTTTAAAAATATAACAGGCTTTTAAACAATTTGAGTTAAGGTCTAATAAGCCATATATTTTATATACTTTTTTTAATAGTAAATGTAATAAATTTGATTCTTCCACCATTACAACGCATTTAAAGTATTCTTTATGGATGGTTATAAAGTGAATAAGTAAACTAAAATTCACTTCGCTAATTTCTAAAATTTGATAAGAACACTTATACTCTGGTTTCATGAGTGCCGAATTAAAGACATAACTTTTGTAGTGAATAAAAGGAACAATCTTGGCAAACCTTTCTTTTTGTTTAAAAAGTGATATTTTAAATTCTTTATTGTCGTGTCCTTGAACATATTCGTGGGTTTGTATCAATTGTACATCAATCTGTTTGTCTTTGTAATTATGATCAACGCATAAAAAATCTATATAATAACATTTCAAGTGTTTTTTGTGAATGCATATAGAAATTGGTTTTCCGGTGACCACGCCAAGGATTGTTGGTTTGGGTTCAATAGTTTGATCATTCAATGTGTAGATAATTTTTTTATAAACAGACACATAAGATTTATGTAGATGTCCTGTAAACATTGCGACAAAGTGAGTGATAGGAAGTTCTAGTTTGGATTCGAGAGACCCATTCCCATAGGTGGTTTGAAAATTATTATTTATGAGTGTTACTATGGTAAGTATGTCTTCTTCCTCGTAGTCAAAATAATTTTTAGTAATAATATCAATAAAATTACAATAAGAAGTTAGTTTTGGAACTTCACGGAGTATGCGATTTGGCATAATCCAATACATTAACTTATAAGAATGAAAGACTGGTTGATCTGCCCAAAATTTATAAGTTAGTTTCACATAGACTTTAAATACCAAATATAAAATCACGATTACAAGTAAAGTAGAATAAACTATCATTTATACTATAGTAAGTTTTTAAGTGTTCGCTTAAAAACTTAAAAACTTATAAACTTAAAAACTTATTTTATAGACATGTAATTAGAGAGTTGATTTTTTCATTAAAAAAAGGACTCAATGCATTTATTAACATGTTAAAATATATATTTTTATTCATAATAATAATTCTTTCAAGTGAATCACTATATTTATTTACTATAAATTTTGTTAATTCAATTCCAGTAGTAATTTCTAACAATTGTTTTCTACTTAATCCTTTACAATCAATAATGCAGGCCCATTTCTTGTTCTTGTTTTCAGATAATAATAGGTCAAAATGAGTTACGATTCCTTGTGAATCGTAATTGGTCGCTTCCGCAGGACAAGTATAATAATAATTTACATGATTAAATGTTCCTTTAAATTTAAAAGAATGACTTGTTGGGTCGGCTTCACAAAGTTTACAAGACATATTCAATGATGCTATAACTTTATATAATAATAATTGAGTTTAAACACATTTCAACCCCGAGACATTTCAACTCTGCGCGACATTTCAACTCTGCACGACATTTCAACTCTGCGCGACATTTCAACTCTGCGCGACATTTCAACTCTGCGCGACATTTCTACTCTGCACGACATT